AACAGAAACGTAAGTTATCTTATTACAGTAACGTTTATGTTGTTAAAGATCCTTCAAACCCAGCGAATGAAGGTAAAGTATTCTTGTTTAGATACGGAAAGAAAATCTTTGATAAGATAACTGCTGCGATGCAACCTGAGTTTGAAGATGAACAAGCAATCAACCCATTTGATTTCTGGGCTGGTGCAAACTTCAAAATCAAAATCAAAAAGGTTGCTGGATATTGGAACTATGACTCATCTGAGTTTGCTGCTCCTGCTCCACTTCTAGATGATGACGATGCAATGGAGGCGGTTTGGAAACAAGAATACTCTCTTGCAGAACTCATTGCTCCAGATCAGTTCAAGTCATATGAAGATCTCAAGAAGAGACTTGATTATGTTCTTGGTCTAACTGTCGCACCTAAGAGACAAGACCCCGAAGTTATTGATGAAGATAATAACTTAGAGGATCTAAGTGAAGGTCGTGCTGTTGTTGACACAACTCCATCTTCAGTTAATACAGACGAAGATGAAGAAGATGCACTAAGTTACTTTGCAAAGTTAGCCGAGTCTTAATCATGAAGATATTACTCGCATCATTACTCGCATTCAGTCCTATGGCTGCAATTGCTGATGATGGGGTTGTTTATAAAACAACTAGCAGAATTTGTTATAAGGAAACTTATAGAGAAGAATATGTGCCTGGCACAAAATCAGCTCCTGGCTATGTCAGTTCTTATACAGAAGTGATTGAAGTTCCTTGTAAATCAGATCCAATAGTTCGTCGTGAGACTGTTGTTGAATACGATAACAATGATTGTTCTGATGGAAAAATAGCTGGTGCGTTACTGGGCGGTGGCGCTGGTGCTGCAATGTCTAGAGGAGATGGTCGTTGGTGGGCGATCCCATTAGGTGCGGTTGTCGGAGGCACCATCGGTTGTGATCTAGACGGTGGCTAAAAATCGCTATTAAAATACAAAAAGACCCGAAAAAAATTTCGGGCCATTTTTTACGCCAGAGGTCGTTTCTACGACCTCTTTTTTTATGGTGATATAAGTCTTGGATTTTCTGTTTTTTTCAAATCATCACTTATAAATTGACTTGATTCTTGATAAGTCATAATTTCACTGAAGTTTTCTAAAAATAGACCCAAATACTCAGATTTTAAAATATTAATCTCTCTTTTTGCATCATTCAAATTAATTTCATTTTCTAAAAATGTGACTTGTTTTATTTTAGATTCAGTTCTTAAAACGCCATTATCAATAAACGTGATAGAATGTCCATTCGGAACTCTTAAACCCTCTGGTTGTATTAATTGTCCATTTGAACTTCTTAAAACTTGAGTTTCATAATGATGAATGTTTGATAATTCTTGAGATGTGTATTTTGAATTCAAATAAGTTAAAAAATCTCGATTTGACATTGGCCACTCATCTCTGACATGAACAATGTTGTTTGTTGTCAAGATAACCCAGTCTAATCCAGAGTCTTTGTAAAAATCATATGCTACTTGATCAGCTCTTTCATCCCCCTCTATAGAATATTTTGTGAAAGCTGTAACTTCATCAAAAATGTCATCACGCAAGACAGCTCTTTTAAATATATTTTTTACAATTTTATAATCGTACGCAGATGTTCGATCATTAGCCAATGATGGATAATCGAGGTCTGGAAGTTGACGAAAATAACTATTTGGTGATCCTGAGTATGTCATAATTAGTAACCTACACTGTCCTCTGGAGTCTCTTCATGATCTTGTTGATAAAGTGGTCTAAGTTCAGTAAAGTTAAGATCCATCTTAACTGAAACAGGTTGTGAATCACGATATGCAGACCAATATCCACTTGGAGCATAATCAACGTTCATAGTTGTTAATGCAAGACCGCCTGGGCTGAATTGGTTTACATTTTTTATAAAATCATTATCTTGACTACCATTTTTATATTGTAAAGTAAATACATCAGGATTTTCCAAAAAGACCGTATTATTAAATTTTGGAGCCAGACCCATTTTTAAAAATTTAATTATTTTTCTAATTTCTGCACCTTCTTCTTCACTTCTTGCAACCATTTGAAAAGAGAAAGCAAAATCTCGAATCACGGGCCCTTGAAATAATATTTCTGCATTAGGATTTAAAACTTTACCACCAGTTCTTGCTAAAAATGTATCAGTGTCAATTTCAGTTCCAGCCATGTTTGACGCCATGTTTGCTAAAGTCTGAGCTGTTATCGCTTGACCGAATCTTTTTGTTCTTCCAAAAATATCAACATCGCCAGGTCTACCAGCAGCCGCTTTTGCTCTTCTGTCTTCAAATCTCTGTTCAGCACTTTTTCCTGTCAATCTTCCACCAAGACTCGCTGCTCTAGCAACACCAAGAGCTGCTAATCCAGTGATTGTTAACTCACTTTTTCCCCACTCTGCACCGTTTACATCAGTTGGTTTAGGCATTGGTAGTATAATGCTACCTGCAATTTTACTACCTATCACACTATCACCCGCTACATTGTGACTTCTTAGTCCATAAAGGGATTTTTGTGTTCTTCTTGGTTTACTTTGATTGATATCTGGTCTAACGTAGTTATATCTTGTAATTTTAAAATGATCTTGTTCAAGGTCAATATCAAGTGGATATGCCATTAATTGACTTCGTTTTCCACGACCAAAAAAACCACCTTTTTTTGCATCATATCCAGTTTTACCTCCATTGTAGGCTGAGCCAGTTTTGGGAGTTGTAAATGCAAGATTTCCTCCTTTGTTTAATGTATTATCCTCTAAGAATTGTGCATTATTTTCTTTTTTCTCTTCCCTCTCATGTTGTGCTATGAGAACATCTGTATCAACATCAATTATATCCTCATATGCATCTATATTTCCTTTAAACTTATTAATATTGTATGCTTCTAAAGCGTCATCACCATCTTGTAAATCTTCAAATTCTTTACTTTGAGGATCAAGAGATTTTGGAAAAATGCTACCATCCTCCTTTTTTTTAATTCCAATTAATTTGCCATCATCACCGAACTCAAAAGCAACTTTTGAGCCATCATCCTGTGTATAAATCTTGCTTTTTGCCATTAGTTTGTATTGTAAACTCGATTTCGTGGAACTGGTATTCCTCTCATGTCAATAAATCTTTCAGTCGGTAGTTGTGCGACATCCGACCACTCAGTATTTGGAATACGATATGGTGTTCCTCTCACGCCAGTATAAAGATATTTATGTAGAGTTCGGGGAGGAACTGCAACTGCACCTTGAGCAGAGTTATTTAGTAAGCTTATTGCTAATTCGTCTCTTTGAGTTAGACGAACATAATGTAAATTACAACCTAAGAACCCACCAGTTCTCATTTCAATTACATATGTGAGTGGATACATGTCATAGTATGGTTGTTTTGTCTGTGCTTGATATGTAAAAAAATATAATTCACCAGGCGCAAAACCAGCGGTATCTGCATAATCAGTTTCAAAATTTGTATCTCCAAGTTCCTCAAGTAATTGTCCACGAAACCATTCTTCACTCACTTGATCACTTACTTTATTCAATATTTTTTGTAGAATACTCATCGGATTCCTAATTCTTTCTCAGTCATGATTTTGAACTCTAACTTACGATCCTCACAAAACTCTCTCGCTGCCTTCCATTTTGCTTGATTCTTTACATATGTCATTGATTCATTTATCATTGTTTTTCTTGATTTACCTTTTGTAGCTTTCGGTTGCAGTGTTTCTCTCATCGGTTTTACCTCTATCACCGATCTACGAATATTGTTGTCTTTGTCTTTATATTTAATAAAAAAGTCAGGAAAATATCTACGAACACGATTCGTTGTTGGATCTAGATAAGGAATCCAGAATTCTTCAGATGCCCATTCAAGTATATTTTCATTTAAATCACAGTAATTCATGAATTTTCTCTCCCATAAAGACCTATAAATAATATTTTGAGAGTCTCCCTTATACTTTTTAGGATTAGAAGGCCTATATATCCCTTTATAGCTCATATATAGTAATAACAACTTAAATTTATTTATTGTGTCAGATAATAGTTTATTTCCAAGAAGATCCGATATATTTAGAGGTAACATCACAGATGTTAAGGATAGTGTTGCACGACCATCTTTAGACACTTTTTATCAAGTTATTTTTTCTTTCGGAAAATACCAAAGATGGTTGAGAGAAATGAATTTTGAAGATAAAAAAAGATCTCAGGGAAACGATTTTCAACAAAAGATGTCAATATTATGCACAGAAGCAGAGATTCCAGGCACACAATATCAATCAACTCTTGCAGTTGGTCATCATCAAGGTATTCAAGAGGAGTTTCCATATCTTAGAACTTTTCCACCTCTTAACCTCACTTTTTATTGTGATGCAGATATGGTAATTTTGGAAATTTTAGAAACGTGGATGACATATATTAATCCAGTTCAAACAAGTAAAAGACAAACCAACGCATATACACGATTTAACTATCCAGATGATTATAAAGAAATTATTCACATTACTAAATTTGAAAGAGATACTTTTAAACAATCACCAAGCACTGTTGATTATCAATCTAACATGTCTAGTTATGAGTTTGTAAACATCTGGCCCACCAATTTAACATCGATGAGAGTTGCCTATGGTGACTCAAATGTGTTAAAATGTAGTGTGCAGTTTGCATATGATAGATTTTTCACAAGATTTAATTATGATGATAACAATCGTGCAGTTGTCAACACACCACAAGGAATTGTGAATTCAAATGATAGAGTGAAAGGCGGCCAAGGTGGACTTCCTTTAGGAACCACGACTTTAAGAACTGATGGTGTTCGTGAACGAGGAACAACTCCATATATAAATCCAGCTTCCAATTACAGAAACCGCAGAAAAAAAATGGGAAGAGGTTAATCACCCATAAATAAAACACTGAATTAATAAATTATGCCCTTACCAACAATTGAAACTCCAACCTATGAGTTAAAAATGCCCTCTTCGGGTAAAAAAATTAAATACAGACCGTTTCTTGTTAAGGAAGAAAAAATATTAATTATTGCTCTGGAATCAAGAAATCAAAATGAAATTACAAATGCTGTTAAAGATGTATTGAAAAAATGCATTTTAACAAGAGGAGTAAAAGTTGACGATCTTCCTACATTTGATATTGAATATATCTTTTTGAATATTCGTGCTAAATCAATTGGTGAGGATATAAGATTGACTGTCACATGTCCTGATGATAGAGAAACACAAGTCCCTGTCACAATATATGTGGATGAAATTAAAGTTACAAAACCAGAAGGACATACAACTGATGTTGTTATTGATGATAAACTTACTCTTCGGATGAAGTATCCATCATTGAATCAATTTGTTGAAAATAATTTTGAAGTTGATGATGATCCAGAAGTTCTTGTTAATAAAACTTTTAAAGTTGTTGCTGATTGTATGGATACAGTTTTTACTGAGGAGGATGCATGGGAAGCCAAAGACTACACATCAGCTGAGAGAGTTAAATTTGTTGAACAATTAAACTCAAAACAATATAAGAAAGTTGAAAACTTTTTTGCAACGATGCCTAAATTATCACATACCATTGAAGTTGTGAATCCGAATACAAAGAAAAAGAGTAGTGTCGTTTTGGAGGGTCTAGCCGATTTTTTCGGCTAAGTATTGCAAGGGAAGATCTTGAATCTCACTACAGAATAAATTTTGCTCTCATGCAATACCATAAATATAGCTTGACGGAACTTGAAAATATGATGCCTTGGGAAAGGGACATTTATGTAACTCTCTTGAAGGATTATATTGAAAAAGAAAACCTAAAGAGACAACAAGAAGAGGGCGTCCGAAAGTATGGATGAAGAAGAGTTAGAACAACCTAAAAAGAAAAAGATTACCTTAAGTAACTTCTTTGAATCAATCGTACAGATTGATAAGTTGGCTAATCGTGCTTTATCAATTGCTAATTCTAATTTAAATCTTATTCAAGAACAAAAATTACTGATTAATGCTGTTACCGTATCAATTGAGGGATTAAAATCAGATGTTCAACAAATTAATAATTATATAATTGTAGAGAGAAAAATAGAGAAAGATGCAGAGGCTGATCTACGTTTAGAGGAAGAGGATAAGGAACAGAAACAAATGATGGCAGAGAGACTTAAAGGTGATAAAGGTGAAGATGGAGATAAAGGTGAAAGTGGAGATCAAGGTGAGGGTGGTGATCAAGGTGATACTGGTGATACTGGGAAGGCTCCACCTCAGCCAGTAGAATCAAAAGGATTTTTAGGATCAATATTTGGAGCTCTTGGGCCTCTTCTTGGTGGTGTAGGATTGCAATTCTTAGCACCCATTCTTGGTGGTGCTTTTACAGGATTGAAAACAGGTGGGCCAATTGGAGCCTTAATAGGAGGCCCACTTGGAGGGGCCTTAGAGTATTCTGGAATGAGAGAATCTTTAACAGGAGAAACACCATCACCAAAAACAAATTTCTTTGAAACAATAAATCCATTTGCCAGACTTGGTGGTATGTTTGGTAGAAAATTTAGTGAAAAAGGAGAAGTTGAAAAAACTGGAACTGGCGAGGATAAGGAAAAAAGGGGTAAGATGACTCCTTATGATTTTATTCAAGAAAAAGGACTTAAAGTTACAGATATTGAAGATGGATTTAGAAGAATGGTTCATGTTTACAATCCAGATGTTCAAGATAAGGATGGAAATTATCAAGGAATTAAAGTATCAGGAACATTTCAAGGAAAAGATCAACTTTCTACAGAAGAATTTATTAATGCACACTCAGGTTTTGAAATTAAACAACTTAAAACTATAGCAAAAGGTCTTAAAAAAGACAAGAAAGAAGATGATAGTAAGAAAGATGAAGATTCAGTGGATTCAGTGCAACCAGAGAAAAAAGAAAATAAATTGTTGGAATTTGTTAAGGAGGGTGGTGTTGCTGGTTTCTTGGGTAGAAAGATATTTGGTGGTAAGAAAGATGATAGTAAGAAACTTATAACTAAAAGAGAGCAAGGCCAGGTTGTTGGTGGTAATGCAACACAGGAACAGTCTGATTTGATGAAAAGATCTGAAGAAATAGAAATGCTTATAGATGCTGAATATGAGACTGGTGAATTTCCTGATTATGATAAAATTGCAAAACTTGAAAAAGAACAAGAAGAAATAGAAAATAAATTGTTTAATTTGGATAATGGAGATTCAGTACAACCAGAGAAGAAAGAAAATAAATTTAATTTATTTGAAACAATAAATCCATTTGCTAGAATCGGTGGTATGTTGAAAAGAAAATTTGGTGATACCATTGATAATTTTGATGGTAGGCCTGGATCAAGAGAAACTAAGGGTAAAAATAAATTTAATGAAAGAAAATTAGAGTTTGAAGAAAGGAAAAATGAACTTTTAGAGAAAGGGAATAAAATTCCTATGGAAACCACTATAAACCCTGATGGATCAATTACAAGTAAAGGATCAGGAATACTCATTAATGGTGAATTATACAAGCCTGGCGAGCAGATGTCTTTGAAACAAAGACTGTCAATACAAGCTAGAATACAGATACAGGGTGAAGATACTGTTAAACCAGAGATGTTAAAGGATTTTTATAATTCTGGCGGCCCATTATCGAAAGAGGAATCAGCTGAGTATATGAAGTCGGAAAATATTGAGGCTGGTGCATTTACTCCTATAAGTGATGAGGATTTGAAGAGAGAAGAAGGAAATATATTCAGTCGAATTGGTAATACTCTTGGAGACATAAAAAGATTATATAATGAAGATAAAAAAACTCCAGAACTTAAATTAAGTGGAGAAGCAGAGAGATTAATTGGTGATGATAAACCTTTCTTAGATGAAGTTCAAAGAGTTTCTGAAAAATATGAAATAAACCCAGCCGATTTAGTGGGATTGATGGCATCAGAATCAAGTTTAGATCCAGCAGCAGACAACGGTACTCATGTTGGTTTGATACAATTTAGTGCTGATAGAGCAGAAGAATTGGGAACAACTCAGGAAGAATTAGTTAAAATGAGTCGTGCTCAACAAATGAAGTTCGTTGAGAAATATTTTGATATTGTTAATTTACCAAAGGGAGCCAGTAAAGGAGAACTATATACAAGTGTCTTCATGCCTGAATACACTGACAGAGGGACAGATTTTGAATTATCAACTAAGTTTGATGAGTTTTCTGATGGTGAGCCTGGCAACCCATCAGTTTATGCAGCAAATGAAGGATTAGATGCTGATAAAGATGGTTTTATTACAATAGAAGAAATGGGATCACGAATAACAAGTAAACAAGATGAGTTTGGAATTAGCACAGAAGAAGAATCAAAACCAGAGGGTATAATGAGAATCTTAACAGGTATT